AGGGTCGCGTGGCGGCTACAAAAAGTGAGGGAACATTATGCCTATCTATGATTTTAAATGTCCTAAAGGGTGTGGTTATTTTAACGACATCGTAGTGCCTCTTGCGGACCATGGTAAAACGACATGCCCGGAGTGTAAGGCGTTAATGGTTACGGTGATTAGCGAAGTCGCCTTAATCGGACCAATGCCGTCAAAGCCTCTTGTTGTTGGGCAGATAGGTAAGTCTTTTGAATCGGGATCTGATTGGCGCGAGTATCAGCGTAATAATCCTGACTGCGCGATTGTCTCGGCAGACTCTAAACAATGGAAAGACCATCACGATATGGCGCGGTCCAAAGCCGAGCGAAAAGCAAAAAAACAAGGTTACAATGACCTTGAACACAAGCGCAAGACCCGAAGAAAAGAAAAAGCTAAGTTGTCTGGAAAAGTTGACAGCAAAATATACGTCCACTAAAGGCGTTATGAGGTCGTCATGCCCGCAATGAATAAGCTAGTCTCCAAGTTAAACGAGAGTCCGCCTCAGAATCAGGCGGAACTCGAAGAGATGTTGGACGAATGCGGGTACGATCTGATCATGAAGCAGCCGGGCAAAAGCTCTGGTTACGAAGAAGAGGGAGAGGAACACGAGGAAGACATGGGGCCTGACGACGATAGCTTTCCACAAGAGCTAGTCAGCCTTCTTCCCGCCGGGATGCAAGACCCCGGAACAAACCCTCGACAAAAAACTCGGGCGATGACCATTATTGTCGCCAGAAAACTGGGTAATAAAGAGGAGGGAAAACATGGATGAAGAACTTTCTGAGGCGGGGGCTGAAGCACCAGCATCCGGGGCAGTTGACGCGCCTGTTGAAGCAGAGGCGGTTGACGTCGCTTCCGATGACGCTCCTGCCACTTCGGCTCCCTCCCTCTCCGACGACACGGAAAGTGACTCGGCCCTCGCCTCTTTCCCCTCTCATGACGATTTTGGGTGGGACGATTGGGATGGCACACATGATGCTCTGCCAGAGCCTGTGCGCGGTTGGGGCAGCAAGCTTTCCGATTACTACACCTCTCGGTCTGATGCTAAGATTAAAGAACACGAAGAGTCCTCGGACCATACTCGTAGGCTTTACGAAGCACTTATGGGGGGCAACGAAGACCCTCGTGTAGAGGAATACTCCACAAAACTGTCTGACTGGGAAGGTCGGTATGGTGAGCTTGACGACAAGTACACCTCGATGCAGACGGAATATGAGGGATTTAAGGCAAATGTAGAGGCCGCCATTGAGGCCGAAGCAGATGCTTACGCACAGACGTTTCGCGAGACAAACTCCGATATTTTCGAGAGTAATGAACTCGCAACAAAGTTTGCAGACCTGCTCGAAGAGGGCTGGGATCTTGAGACCGCAGCGAAAGCCTCGCGCCTTTCGGATGATGTTCTTGGGATTGCGAGAAAGGCGAAGGCCGATGGAGTTCCTGATGCTTACGCGCTGCGGTTTGCCGCTGCGGGCAGGCAAAGGGCTGCGAAGCCTCGTCCGGGCGCACAGTTAACGGCGGGGGCTACTACACCAAGTAGGCCTCCAGCGCAGTCTACTGCACCGAATACTGACGCAATGTCCTTGAAGGACTGGAGATCACATGTTGCGCGAAGTGCATTAAGTAAAACCAAAACTAGGAGAGCCTAATGGCTATTTCACCTGACGTATTGGCGACTGCTCTAAATGAGTTGATGCCGTCATACAGCGAGATGTTTGTAAAGTTCCATCCCCTGATGGAAAAAGTAATGATGAACGGCAACCTTGAGCGCGCCGCCCTAAAAGGGCCAAAGCGTGAGTTTGCTGTTGTAACAGATGGTCCCGGTAGCGTGACACAAGTCACCACTGGTTCGGAAGTCATCGCTGGTGGGCGTACACAAAACGCACACCGAGGAAACGTGGTTGCTCCGCGTCTCATCTATGCGTTCGACGTTCCCGGCAAGGACTTGGCTGAGGCCAACGGCGAGATGGACCTCGCGCGAATCCTTCAGCACTACCCAGAGTTGGCGCTGTCTGACTTCCACGAGCGGATCTCGAATCAGCTTGGAACAGGAAACGGCAACGGTGTCGGCGGCTTTGTTACCCTCAACGGTAACGCACAGTTCACCCCCGACGGCTCTGCCCGCCAAGGCATCTTGCAACAGCGATCTATCGCAGACCAAGGCACCACCGGCAACACCATCCACGGCTTGACACAGGGTACAATCAACGGCTGGAACAACCAGTACGAAGACATCACCTCGTTTGCTGTCAACGGTCGTAGCCAAATGCGTAAGGCGTACTTCGCCGCATCGCGTCAAGGCAAGACCTCTGGTCCCGTCGATCTGATGATCGGTGATGAGTCATCTTACCTCAACTACATCGACGACTTGGACGATCAAGTTCGCGTGATCAAGGTTGAAGGCGACAAGGCCCCACCTCTCGTCCGTCAGGGCGTGAAGTTCCTCGAAGCTGACTTCTACCTCGATGACTCCATTGACATCGGCGCTGTTGATGCAGCAGGAGCTAACTTGTTCAGCGCGGCTGCACAGGACGGCATCATCTACGGTCTCAAGACTCCGACTTGGCACCTGTTTACCCTTGGCCACGATGCGGCTCGCGAAACGAAGGGCGACTTCGCTCTCCGTGGACCGTTCCGAATCCCTGACCAAGACATCTTCCGCTACGAGTTGGTGCTCATGATGGGCCTCCACACCACGCAGCTTCGTTCCAACTTCGTCGTCACTGGCGCAGGCACACCTTAAGGAGGTCTCATGTCTGGATTTACAGCAGCAGGTATTAATACTACCACAGTTACCACAACACAACAGGCTCCTCTGGGGTTTGAGTTGACTGTGCCTGATGGCGATAAGGGTCTTCAAACTTGGATTTACGTCCAAAACAAAGACTCTGTAGAGCTTGTGGTCGGAACCGTTTGCGGTCGCGTCGACTCGTCCCTCACCTACCAAGTTGTTCGCTGTCCCACCAGCGAGACGACGGCGCGGGTGGTTGGATGCGTTCAGACCGCGATTCCGGCAGAGTCGTATGGTTTCATTCTCCGCAAGGGCGTTGGCACCGTGTTGATTGACACGGGTGTTAGCGCGAACGCTGGACTTCAGGTTGGCAACGGCACCGCTGGACGCGCAGATGCGTCTGGTGGCGCGCTGACCCACCCTACGTTCGGACTTTCCCTCGCGGCGATTCTCACAGGTGAGACGGGCAACGCTCACATCAACTGTATGGGCTAGTAAATGAATCTCAAAGAGATTCGGGACGCGATGTTCGCTCAGGCGGACTGGGCACCGACCCAGTCGTCTGAGGCGACATCTCGCGTCAATAACTTCATCAACCGGGCCTATAATGTGTTGGCCTTGGAAGCGCCGTTTCTCTTCTTTGAATCTAAGGTGCATCTGGCTACAGAGCCGGATGTTGCCTCTTTAGCTGGTGACGTTGACAACGGGGTTCTCGACAACGTCCGTTTGGCAGGCGCTAACACGCTGCCCGGAAGCCCTACGACACGCGATCCATGGACATGGCGCACTACTTATACGTCTACACAGCAAGCAGCCAAGCCCGCCGCTTTTAATGCTTGGAAGTTTGATCGCTCTTGGGACGGACGCCGCATAGAGATTACAACCGCCGATGGGACTAAAATCCGAAATCAAATCCGCTCCGTGTGGAAAAACGCTTCGGACAACTACTATTACTTTACCTTGGTGACGCCTTGGGACATCGGAACCTACGGTCAAGGTGACTTTAAGTACCGCATTTACACCGATGCTTATGCCCTGCCGGACGACCTCATTGAGCTTCGCTCTGCGCGGCTTCGAGATCAGGACATCAACTACCCGCTTGACGTATACGGTCAGCGGGAGGCAGAAGAGTTTGAGCTTGACGGACCCCCTAGCCAAGTAGCTTCGGGGATTCCTCGCTGCATCTTTCGCCGACAACATATCCACATGCGCGGACCAAGCGTTCCACCGGCAGCAAGTCTTGCCATTACAGGCGACACGGTAGCTGCCGCTTGGCTTGGACCGGAGCCTGCCGGAACCTTTGAGTATAAGGTGACCTACACTTGGGGCAAGCGCGACGTTGAGTTTCAGCTTCCCGGCCTCGGCAGTTGGGAGGGCTTCGCGCAGCCTTTGGAAATCACGAATACAACAGTTTTTCCCAACTATTCTATTTCGACCGACGGCAACAACCCTGCCCGGAACAGATTCCGAACCCCTCGGTTCGAGTCTCCACCATCTTCCGCATCAGCCGCCGTTAAGCACAACGGGCTGGTCAAGGGCTTTTTGCCTGCGATTAAGGTCTCGCTGCCGAACATTACCTACGCTCTGGGCTACTTGAACAGCATCAGCTTCAGTAGCTCAACATACACCCGTCAGTCTTTAAATCAAAGTGGTGTATACATCCGAATCTACCGGAAGCGCACATCGACGGACATGACAAACTACGGTGAGCTTGCTAACGAGGCGGCGGGACTTCAGCGATCACAGCTTGATGTCGCAGAAGATTTTCTTCTGTTAGCAGAGATGCGCGCCGACAGCGTTAATGACGGCATTTGGTACGACACTGGCGAGTTTCTCCCTGATTACAATCGCCGCCTTCGTGACATCCACGGGTATCAAACCATGCAGTTTTACCCTAAGCCTGACAAGCGGTACGTTACAGAGATCCGCGCCGTGGTGAGGCCGTCCAAGCTTGTTGACGACCAAGACACCCCGCTTATCCATGCGGAGTGCATGAGCGTGCTCTTAGAGCGCGCCATGGTATACCTTTACGAGAACATGGGCAATGCAGTCATGTCTCAGGTCAGCAAAGAAAAATATCAAGAAGCTCTTCTCACTTTATCGAAAAGATACGGTGACCTTCGCACCCCGGACGTACCTGTGTTACGTCGTATGACACGGGCCACCGGCTACCGGACAGGGCGCAAGTGGAACCGTCGTTTATCAACGGATGATTTGGGAGGGGTTATAGAATGAAGGCAGATATGGTTTGCGGTGGGATTTATACTTGGTCTGATTCGGTCGGGCGTAAACTTCAAGGGACTCTGGTCTCTATTACACACAGTCCTAACGGTGTTATCGAGGGAACAATGCTTGCTACAGGCTTTGCCCCCGAAATCGTCCGGCCCAACTCTGAGCGTTGGGAGCAGTTTACTTTGGTGGGACGGCCCGCTTCCGCAAAACTTGGACGGCCTTCCGCTCCGAAAGTGGGGCGACCTAAGAAGAAGGCTTAATCATGGCGGACCAGCGCGGAGTGGCCTCTCTTGGCCCCTATCTCCTAAGAACACAGGCTGGGAAGCTATTCCTTCCTAATGAGCTTGCTCATGAGATCAAGAACATGTACCCGATGGACGAAGGCACCCTTCGCTCCATCTGGGGACCAGCCGCGTATGTCCCCATCAAAGACACCTTGGTGTTTGAGCAAGACTTTAAATACGGAACGCCGGGCGAACGTCCTCTCTCCTCTGTCGGCTCAACAGGAAACCCTCGTGCGCTCCGAACCGTGTACCCGGAGTATCCGGTATACGGACAGCATCAGCACGGCATCTTCCATACCAAGCTATACGGCAGAGAGCGTAGCGTTTTGCTCCTCCATACAGGCTACGAACTGTGGGAGTTCAGGGGTTGGCATCGAAACTGGCGGCAACTTCTATCTTCTCCCGCAAGTTCGCACGGGGTTGAGGACGTTCTGCGGGACGACAATGCGATTCGGTTTCCTACGCAGTTTGAGGCTACAGGCACAGGGATTGTTATCGTTCCCCAAGACGGACGGGCGTACTTTTACGACGGCGAAATCATTGCCCCGCTAGGCTTTTCCGACGTTCCAGAGACACCTTCAGCGCGTGGACCGGAAGATTCCAACATGGGTGTTACCCAGACGGATACCATTATTGGGTCAAATGACACCGGCTACGCTCATTCCGGGCTAGGCTACATGCTTAGAACCGCAGGTGTTTCCGGCATGACTTACGGCTTTGGTCATTGCCGCCTTGGCACGGTTAGCGATTTTACCGATTCTGCCGTCACAGCAACCGGCTGGCTGAACCCCGGAGAATGGCGCTGCAAGGTTCAGTTTATCGACCGTTGGGGCAACCTGTCGGCGCTTTCAAACGCCAGTGAGCCTGTCCAGTTTACACGTCAAGGCGCCAAGCTAAAGGTAAACAACGCTTTTCCCGGTTCGGTCGGCATGGGTGCGGCGGCGATAGGCGTTTCCGTGGATGCGCTTAGGATGCAGATAGCTTGGGCGGGGGTTCCGACTGGACCAGAGCACTGTGTCGGTCGGATCATACACCGGACAAAAGACCTCAAAAACTCAGGGGACGTCAAGTTCTACGAGCTTGCCCTTAACTCTGCTTCGGTAGCCAATGCGTTTGCCACGCTCCCCGACAACGTGACGACCATTTATCCTGATAACATCCCGGACTCGTTTTTAACTCGTGAAGCTTTAGACATTGTAGCTGTACCAAAGTTTAAGCTTTGTAAGGTTGCTTTTGGGCGTCTATGGATTGGCAATATCGAAGGACAAGAGTCTGCCATCATGCCTTCAATGCCGGGCCAATGGGGGACGTTTAAAGCGCGTGAGAAGATTTACCCTGACGCGACTGGCGGTGAAATCACAGGTCTGTGGCGATGCCCTAAAGGGCTTTTAGTGTTTACCCGCCGAAGCTCATTCCTTGTACAAGTGTCCGACGACGGGGCACGTTTTAGGCCCGAGCCACTATCGTCGGAGATCGGATGTCACGCGCCCTCGTCCCTACAGACCACAACTTTAGATAATGTCATCTGGTTAGGGTCTGACGGTTTTTACAGTTACGACGGCGAGAGCATCACGCCTATTTCCGGCGCGCTGGACAAATACTTCAAACGGGCCACAAAATCACGTTTTCCGCAAGCCTGTTCGGCGTATGACCCTGAAACTAACGAGTACCGGTGCTGGGTGTCTACTAACGGCAATGTTGAAAACGACACCTGCTTCATCTACGATGGCAACGGCTGGCGCATCCGAACTGACTTTCAGCCCCGTTCTGTATGTGTCACACAAGACCATCGTTCATATATGCTCGCAGCAGGCTCTGTGACGGGCGACGAGGGACATTCTGGCGTCTACCTCCTAGACCATGTGGGAAATCGCTCAGACGAGTCCCTAACGGCCCTTATCGACAGTCGCGAGGCCTTGATCGAAACCGTGTGGCTTGACGGTCAGGCCTCTTTGTCCAAAAAAACAGTACCTAAGCTTTATCTTTGGTTCCGGGAGACGGAGAAGGCCGACATTACCGTAGAGGTGATGCGTGATTGGAGAGACACCGTTGTGGAGACGGTCACCACGACTCGCTACTCCACTATGGATGTGCCTCCGTTTTGGGGTGAGGAAGCCTTGGACTCAGGGGGCAAGTATAAAGAGCGCCGTCCGTTTTGGACAAGGGCGCAAATCTACCTGCCCTCAGCCGAGACCTTCAAGTTCCGCATCCGAGGGACCGGCGCTTGGGAGTTTGTGGGGTTATCTTTCGACGAGTCTCCGCGTTACTTCGGTGGCGCACAGACACCGGGGTGACAGATGGCTTGGAGATACCCAAGATACGACATTAAATCGGGCGCTGTCATCGACACTGATGGTATCAATGAGAACTTTATTCCGATTGTTTCGGAAGCCTCCGGCGCTCTTGACGAGCATAACATCAGCGCCGAGACGCCCCCGATCGCACGGACTCAGCTAGCAGAAGACGCAGCTTTTATTCTGCACACCGCGTCTGAGTCTCCGAGCGTTCTGGACTACCTTAACAAGGCCAAGTGGGCAACCATCGCAAGCACCGATGGCTGGCAGACCTTTGACAACAACGGCTTGTCACTTGATTTTGTGGCCAAGGGCGGAACCGTTTGGATTTGCGCCTCGCTTCAGCTTATTGCAGGTACAGGCGTGGCCCGGATTGACCAAAAAGGCTTCGGGTATAGCGTGGGACTCAAGATTGACGGGACCACTGTGTTTGAATCGGTGCTAGGCACCGGAGATTCGTCTAATGAGTTTTACCGTGGATTTAAAGGGAGAGGGCTTGTGGTCGAGCCGAATACCGACTCGGAGCTTGCCACGCCCCAATGTGGAGGCGGCCTTTCGGGGGCAAGGCTTCCGGTGACCGTGGACACGATTCTAGAGCTTTCACCGGGCAGGCACCTTATCGAGGTGGCGGTCATGAACATCCGCGCGTCGATGGAAAGCTCCTCCTCCGATAGCAACACCTATATCGCCAATAGGGAGATTTTTGCCTTGGAGATGCTCCGCTAATGGCCATCATTTACACCTACCTTGACCCGGATTCCGACTTTACCGCTGATTCACTAAACCTCAGGTTTGAATCGGCCATCGGAACAACTAGTGGTATAAACCAACTTAGTCTCGAAGATCTGTCTTTAGGCGCTCTTAGGCACAACCATCTTCCAAGGCTTGTGCTCCAAGATGGCGTTGCCGACGAAACCACCTACGCAGACTTGTCTGGCGGGGTATTGGTGGGTTCCGGCTCGCGGAACATCTTCTCCACCATGAATCACAACGCTTTTAGCTCGACGACCACAGTTGCCGGTACCGCTACATCTATTGCTGACGTGTCTTATAATCTGCTGCCTTCTAGCATTTCCATAGAACTTGGTATGGACACAGACTCACAAGTGGGGGCCATATTGGTCTTGGCTAACGCCGACTTGACGAAGATTGTCGTTACGGCGACAGACACAACTGGAACCGATGTCTGGGATCCCAATGAAGATGAGCATTTCGGACTGTTTTACATCAAGGTCACGGACTCATCTTCGCCCGCAAAATCCTATGTCCTTGAGCGGACGATGAGGACGTTGTCGCCGAGGGTTACAATATCGACCAAAAGCTATGACCCTACCGTTTCCCCTGCAATAACTTATCACTATCCGGGCTTCTACACCAGCGCGACTTCCGCTGACAGGTTGACCAATCAGGATGTGTCCATACGCACTGTAATCACACCTTCGGATTTAACTGCAGGCGGACTCTCTGACGTTGCGAAGATTGAGCTTATGGCGCAAGCAGGCCTTGGACCAACGGGAGACTGGACGGCGACTCTGAAGGTAGGTAAGTCTAATCTCACAGCAATCCCGCTTCACACTAAGCTAAATCAACTGTAGGTCATTATGGCGGAAGAAACTGTCCCGGAAGTCCCAGAGGTTCCTGAAGCTCCTGTAGCTCCGCCGGAGCCAGAGCCTTCAAAGCCTAACTTTGAAAGGCCTAGTTACGCCGAGTTTATCAAGTTTACTCCTGATCAACTTAATAAGTACGTTCAGACCCAAGCGGACAAGGGTAACGCCGCTGCTAAACTGATGCGTCCTACGGTAGAAAAGAAGCCCACTACGGACATGAGCGCGGATTTACGGTCTCGACTGCCGTCTAACGCTTTGAGGCAAGCCGCCTATACAAAAGGCGCAGGCCTCGTCAGCGAACAAGAGTTGGCTCTTGATAACATCCTTTCGACCAACAACATTGAGCCTAACAAGGCGGCTAGACAGGACCGCCTTAACGCAATCGTCGGACAGGCTTTGCGGCAGGAAGAGCACGACAAGCTCGGGGATAACGAGTTTAAAGCCTTGAACGTGATGTCGATGACTCAACTAGGGCGTGAATACAAAGACCTCGCTGACCTCAAAGAGAACTTCCGGCGTGACGCTGAAGCATACAATGCTGACCAGAAAAGGCTTCAAGAAGAAGCTAAGAGCAGAAAGGTAAAATACCGCTCGGTGGGCGTTGTAAACGGTAAACTTGTCGGCACTGCGAACATGACGGGCACAGGCTTTGACGCCCAGCAGGCAGAGGAGATGAAGCCGTCTGCGGAGCAGGTGCTACATTCAGACACTTCAGACCCCGAGCTTTATAAGAGCGTTTCACTGGGCCTCACGGCTACGCCCACGTCTACAGAGTTTGCGGAGTTTGCGTTTGACAGCCCTACGGAGCGCAAAAAGTACCTAAGCAATGCCTATCGCCCGCAAAAAACCGCGCTGGCGATGGATGTCTACAAGCCGATTTACGAAGATCCTACAGGCAAAAACCGAGGCATTAACCTAGACATCGCGTATACCTCTGCAAAAGCGCACTATATTAAGCAGCTTACAAACAACAAGCCTTTATCGACCTTCGACGTTTCAGAGAGAGACGAGATCCGAACAGAGGCCGAAGGGCTTGCCCGTGGCGACATCTCCCGTATTGAGCGAAGCACGCCCTCGTTCGTGTACAGGCGTAACGATGACGCCCTCCAGAACTACCTTGACGGAACCGGCATTCTCGGGCCTATCTCGACACTTCCAGTGCTCAAGCCTTTGCTCGCGCCCTTTTTGCCCCACCGTAAGATCGCAGGCACCATCGGCAAACGGGGCGAAGAGGCCGAAGAAGTTGCCGAAAAGGGCGTTGTTGCCACTTATATCACTGACGGAGGAGTTGCGAACGCGGCTGACTCTATCTTCAGATACGCGCCTACAGAGGCAATCGGGGCCGCGTATCATCTTGCGCACAAAGACTATGTCAGAGAGTTTGGTGATAAAGCCTCGGGACGAGGGACTTGGATTCTAAAGCGGATGGGGCAAATCTGGAACAGTGACCGTCTTGTCGAGGAGATCGCCACTACCACGGACAATGCAGGCAGACTGCTTACAGAGGCTGGGCCGGTCATGCTAGGTGAGTTCGGGGAAGCAAATCCCACAACCGCTGCTGTAATGGTGGGCGTTCCCACGTTCGGCATCATGTTGCTAGAGCCGGATGTTTTTATGGGTCTGCCCTTTGTAGGAAAGGCAGCGAAAGCTTTAGGCGGCGCAGGCAAGACGGCAAAAGGCCTCGCCCGACTTCGCCACGTTGATCGCCTAGATGACGGTAAAAACCTTCTGACCAAGGCTGTTGACGGCCTCAGCGCGGAACAGAGGACCAACCCCGTTGACGTAGCCGCTGCCCTTCAGAAGGCCGCAAATGATGATAAGACAGGCGCGGCACGAGCGATTCTTCAACAGGTCGCCTATGATGCTGGGACGCGGGCCGGAGGTCCAGCGGACAGCCTCGTCAACATCGTAAGAAGAGAAACAAGCATCATGAAGAGCGAGGCCAAAAACGCAGTAAAGTCGCGGGCCGACGCCGTCAAAGATATTGAAAAAGCTAAAGACGCAAAAACAGCCGCAGAAGCCTCGGAATCAGTACACATGGCCGTCCGCAACAGTCTTAACGCTTACGGAAACGACCTTCGGGGGGCGCAGGCGGCACTTAACCGTGCGTCAGCCTTCGCCAAAAAGGCCCAAAACGATCATATTGCCATGGCCACGTCTCGGGCAATGGTGGATGATGATGCGTTTAGCGCCTACATCAGCTCAGGGAAGGCTAAAAAGCTAGATCAGTACCTAAGCAGTGACGAGGCCAAGACTTTCTTTAAAGGACGGGATGCCGAAATCAAGGCGTTAAGGGAAGAAATAGCCGAGCTAGGGGTCAAAAAGTTTGACAAGGTCAAGGAGGCCCGAGCGGCCAAAAAAACCATGCGTCAGAAGATTGCCAAGTTCTACCAAAAAGAGGTTACCAGTCCGCTGTCTCGCCATCAGGCCCGACTGAAGAAGCGGGCAGACGCGGCGATAGCCAAGCAGACAAAGGCTCAAGCGGCCTTGGATCTTACGGTAAACAACGTCAAGGCCTTGCTGAAACCTAAAGCCGTAGAGATGCTGACACGCACGCTTAAGGGTGTGGGCGGAAGGGGCGTTGACGCTAAGTTTTTAGCAAAACAACAAGACGAGCTAAATGCCCAAATCTTGGAGTTACAGAAAACACAACAAGCCGCAGAGGGAACTATTCGGCGGGCGTCAGAGGAGATTGCGACTGCAGAGGGTATCGCCAAGGTTGTTGGTGAGGAGGTTCAGTTGGGGCCTAAGGCCTTGATGGCCCAAACGCAGATAGCTGAGGCCATGCTTGACAGCCTCACCAAAGTATCTGCTGCTATTGACGTGGCCAAGACACGCCGTGGTGGTGAGGAGATTAAGAAGCTTATAGAGGAAGGCCGTGGCGTAGATGAGATCGTCGCAGACACTGCGCGTTTAGACGAGATCAGAAAGCTCGCCTCCAATGATTTGGCCGCGCTGTCCAATGAGGACTTCTTAGAGGCGCTAACGAAGGCAGACCTCGCCGAGAGAATGTGGGCGGCACCTGCGACAATGAACAAGGTCAAGATAAACCTGTTCACGGACGCTTTTACCCGGCCACGCATGTGGTACGCTGCGACATCAATCCGTGTCAACGATTTATTTGCCCGTAAGCTGGGGACGATCTTTAATACAAGGGTCGCGCTCTTAGGCCCCCGATTTGGCAAAGGGGTAGACCGGATTGCGAAGCGAACAGCGCGATTTGCCCGAGCCGCCGCACAAGACCTGAGCATCGTCGTAAGGTACGCTCCCGAAGCCGAGCGTAGCAACCTAATCAAACAGTACCTTACAAGCGGAGAGACTATACAGCTTCGTCCCGGCATTGAAGTCAGTGGTAACATCGGCATGGGAGCATCGTTCTTCGAGACCGCCAAAGAGGGCTTCCTGAACATCGCCCGAGTTATCCCTAAGAACGATAAGGCACGGGAGGAGTTCTTTAAGAACCAACAGTCCGCGTCTCTAGAGGCGTTCGTAAAAGCCTTTGTGTCCGATAACGTCTTGGGGGCAGAGGCCCTTAAGGCGGGTGAGGCTGTGATGAAGTTTGTCGCAAAGCTCAAAGACGCGCCTGCCGATCTAACCTTAGAGGGGATGCAGAAGTTGGCGTTTGACGCCGTTAAAGACGCGGGCATGAGAAGGGTGGCTGACACCTTTGAAAACATCCCTGCGAAGGACATGTCCTTGTCGTACAAATCTATTGTAGCAGGCGCGGTAGAGGAGACGTACACTTCTAGGATGGCCAATCTAGTCGGCGCGGGCCTGAACATCCGCAACATCCGCGCCTACGAAAGATTCATCGGTAGAGGCAAAGAAATTATCCCTATGCGTCAAACTCTTGAAGTTAAGGACATGGTAGTTCTTAAGGCGGACGTAGAGACTTACCGTACAATCACAAACCGGACTCAGCAGGCGGCTAAAAAGCGAGGGCCAGTCTCTTCGATGGAGAAGGTTGTGACCGAGGCGCAGCCTAATGCGGTGGCCGCGATGGAGCTGATGGACATCGTAACGGTAGACGGAATAACATATGGACGTGTAGTTCTAAACGGCAAGCCGAAAGACATCCCCATCAAGGATTTGACGTTACGGGAACCAGAGCTTTCTTTCCTAGATGTGGCCGATGCGTACTTGCGCTTTGGTCCAGACCTAGTTCAGCAGGCGTATAAGAAAGACTTGTCGAGCAATATCCGCCAAGCGTCGGACGATTTTATGGAGTTGGTGGCGCACTCTAAAGACGCCAACGGAAACATGCGGATTGTACCAAGGTTTAAGCTTGAGACGTTCTCTAAAAACTTAGACAATATCTCTAAAAAACTTACAGAGAACCTGTCTGACGTCGGCGCGGGCAATGTGCTGACACAGAACCTAGCGTCAACAACCCTCAAGATGATAAGTCTGTGGAAGAGGCATGTACTTACCGGGCTTTTATCTCCGAATCCCGGATTCTTCGTAAATAACCAAGTAGGCGACTTTTCACAGATGGCAACCGAGTTGAGCATCGGTGATGCAGCTGTGATTTCTATGTACGGCTCTCTAGGTTACGTTCCGTATCTAGGGACACGGCTTCAAGACGCCACGCGAAAAGCCGCACAAGTCGCTGGGGACGTGGGTCTTAGACTGCCATCGCTGTTCGACGCGACCTTTAACCGCTTCATCGACGATGTTCTCGAAGGGACCGATGAGGTCAAGGTTTACAAGAAGGCAAATGGCGAGACTGTAAAAGTAAACCCCGCGAAGCTTATGAACGAGGCCCTAGAAGACGGCATGGACGACAGCATCCGGCACGCCGACTGGGGGACAGAGCTTCGTGAGGCCGTTGATCGCAACATCGGGCTTGTAGAAAAAGGGCTGAAGTCAACCAACTCGGCCATCAAGACCTTACAAGACGCGAAAGACGAATACTTCGACATCATGGACATCACCATGCGGGCGTCACAGCGAAGGCAGCGTCTTCAGTTCTACGCGCATCTGCGATTTAATAAAGGCATGTCCAGAGACGAGGCTGCCGACATGATGTCTAGGGCGCTGTACGATTACCAGACAAGCGTAGGCAAGTTCGAGACAGAGTGGATTGCCCGGATCAGCGCCTTTTACACTTTCTCTAAGAACGCGATTGCGCAGAACTTTAATGCCCTGTTTCACGGGTCAGACGACTTGCTTGATTACGCCAAGAGACATGCGAGGTTTAACACCAAACAGCAGCGCATGGAGGCCATGAGTCGTTTTGCTAACGTGGTTTTCCATGAGCAGTACGTTAGCCCTTCGATGGGAATAGGCGAAGGAGAAGACCCCGCAGGCCTCAGCCCGGCGGAGCAGCGGAGGATAGCGAGAGAACTAGAGCTTCCTGATTGGCTGATGGATTACATGATCTCCGATGTCGGGACGCTGACCAAAGAGGGTCAGAAGATGATGTCAGAGCTAGGCAGGGACCGTGTGAACTACGCGAAGACTGTATCGACACGTCTTACGTCCATCGAGTTCCAAAACATGTATTCCGAGATGATTCACCTTGTCTCCGGCGCAGCCGTTGCTGGCCTCCGCAAAGACGTAGACTTCGACACCAGAGAGGGAGCCTCTTTTATACTGAAAGAGCTAGTCAATATGATGAACCCTATCGCAGAAAATGTCTTCGAGGACACCTTGCGGAAGCTTACTGGACTTCCAATACCCCCAAAATCAACCTACGGGAAGCCGCTTACAGGGGCAGAGCTTGAGTTCGCCAAGCTGTTCGGCATGACCAACTCTCTTGGTTTGACCGAAACAAACGGCAAAATCAGGTCTAACGACAACCTCATAAAGACCGGCATGTTGGACATGGCGGGACGCGAAGTGAACCGTTTCCGCCTTATGGCCTCCGTCATATTTGGTACGGATCTAGGCGCATTAACGCCTATCGAGACCCGCGCATATCTTGCAGGGATGGATAAATCCGAAGTACAAAAGAGACTAACTGTATTGAGTCAGTTAATGAACGTACAGAAAGTTTATCTTTTACACGGCGATCAGACTAAAAGCTTCAAAGTCAAATCCGACAAAAGAGAAGTCGGTCGGAAATACAAAAAAGCAGGCAAAGAAGGTATGGTGGAATAATGTCCAACTTAGACCAGCGCGTAACGGTTCTCGAAGACCAAGTAGGCGGCATCCGTGAAGCGCTTGCCATCGTTCAAAACGAACAAAAGCACTCTGGCAAAACGCTAGACCGCATCGAAGCCCAACTTACGGAGCTTTCTAACCGCAATCAGTTTGATTGGGGAACCGCGTTAAAAAACCCCCAAACTATAGTTTTGGGCTTGATTCTCGTAGGAGGCCTGCTTGGGCACGACACGATGATGCTAGCCAACGCTTCAATCAATCCCGCTCTTGCAGGGCAAACCCTTGACATGGTGCCTTAGGCACTGTATAGAAACAACATCCGAAGAGGATACGTCTTAAGGAGACATCGAAATGGCATCCATGTTTAAGCAGCGGCTTTTAAAGGCTGGCAGAGACTTCAGTTACTCTATGGCCGTCAAGGTTGTAGGCGGCGAAACCGGCCTCACCGAGAACACTGTAATGTACCCCAGTGGCTCACAAGGCACTTTTCTGGTCTACAAGCACTCCGCTGCCGACGCGGCGACAACGACGGGCCGTTTGCTGATTGCAAAGCATGACATTCCTAACGGTGGTTATGGAATCGGTCTTCCGTGGAAGATGGTCACAGGTCTAAACATCGCAGGCGCTGCTGGCACGGCCATTTACACCGATGCCAACGGGCAGTTGACAGCCGTCGTTAACGGTGGCATTGTTGGCCGGATTGTTACAGCGCGAACGGGTGTGCTCAAGTCAGATGCAGTAGTGTTGTTCGCTCCTGAATCCGAGTAATAGGGGGCTTAGATGGGCGTTTCACGCATCAGGCCTTCTCGGATATTGTCCGAAACATCGCTTACGGTGGGCAATTTGCCGGACGGTAGTAGCTCTGATGAGCGAGCTACGTTTGAAATCACAGGACTGCCCACCCGAGGGATTATCCGTTCGGCACGTTTGATTATTACTGACGGCGCACAAATGCGAAATACCGGCTTGGACGCTATTGTGCTCCATACTAGTGGAACCGCTGCGGCGGGGACGACCGCCGACCTGTCTTCCGCAGATATTCAATCTACGCTGGTCGCGATCACCTTTAAGCAGGAGGTAGGAGGCGGAGGGACGGCTCTTGGGGTCAGGCCCATCCCTACTGGGATATATATGCTCTGCATCAACATGTTGACCCAATATGTTTTTCCCGCGTCTCCGGGTGGTCCGGCGATAGAATACGGTCCACTATTTTACGATGTGTCCGCCGGTGTGCTTGGTCCCGATGCGAACGACGGCAAACTGTATGTGAGCTTCGTTTCAGGGGAGTTCGACTATACGTCTGTGACCTCTGCCAAGATTGTTCTTGAGATTGAACCCGCGTACTAGGGAGCGGTATGAGCAACATTGCCAAAGGCGCAGCAACCGGGGCCTCAACAGGCGCAACGCTAGGCTCAATCGTGCCGGGTGTCGGCACTGTTATCGGGGGCGCTATTGGCGCGGTTGCCGGTGGAATCGGCGGTGCCTTTAAGGACAAAAAGACTAAGAAGGACGCAGAGGCTCAACAGCTTGCTGCTGGGCAACAGATGGCAGCGCAAAGCGCACAGCGCCCGGTAGACGCCCCGAAGACGCGGTCAATGCAGGATATGCTCGCCGCAGGACGTAGATCGCGCCTCGCCCGTGAGATGGCTGCTGACGGAGAGAACGGGTTTGAGGCGAGAGTCCGCCGAAAACTGACAGCCGAGGAAAAAGATCCTACGATCCGGGGCTACCGAGACACTACCGGGGGCGCCGACATTATAGGAAACATCGACAAGGTTAAGGGCTTGGTGCCGGAAATCTGATGGAAGAAATAACCGTCAGCGCGCAGGGTCACCGCGTCAAGACTCTGAAGCAGCTACTGAAGCACGCTAAGGTCGATACCAACAAGTGGCGCGTCTCTTCGTGGAAGTGTAACTCTTGGGAACAGAGCGTCAAAGGCGGCGAAGACACTATCA